ACCAAATGGAGTTGGGTGCAAACTATTTGCTAGAGAAGGGGATTATGATCTCCTATGTCGGCTGGAAGCGAGAAAAAAGGACATATTTGCAACAAGTATCCGTCGAGCAAGTCGCTCAAGCGTCCCCCGATCTAGCAGACCTTATTGTTACTGGAGCCGACGACGAGATGTTGTTGACCCTAATCCAGCAAGCATTCCCAGACCTATCCGTTAAACGGGCTAAGAAGGCTATCAAGGATATGCGTAAGACGGGCATGGCTGAGATTCCATTGGCGCGTCAAACTGTTGACTGTCCACTGGTCTACTCTTGCGCTCCCGATGGCGAGGTCATCTTCCCCCCGTATGTCTCTGACCCACAACGCGCACCATACATCTTCTGGCGTACATTCTTAACCTCGCAGGAGCTGGAGAAAAAGGTGACTAACGAAGGTTGGGATCGCAAGTGGGTTGATAATGCTATCGAGCGTCTTCGCGGCAAGGACTCAATGTACCTTGACGGAGAAAAGGTCAAGACCATGACTCGCCTTCCAATTACTGATGACAATGATCTTGTCATGGTGGTCTACGGATACCAGCGTCTGATCGACGAGGAGGATGGCAGCGAGGGTATCTATTGCACCGTGTTCCACCCGCAAGCTGACGGCTACGCTAAGCACGAACTTCTTAATGGATATGACGACTACCCATTCATCGTTACCCGCCTGTCGAACGATCAAAAGCGGATGTACGAGGTTCAGACCTTTAGCGACATACTCCGTGGCGCGCAGATGCAAATCAAGACAGAGAAAGACTCACGGATTGATCGTGCCTCTCTCGCTACTCTCCCACCACTTATGCACCCTGCTGGACGGCCTCCGTCTGATTGGGGTCCAGGTCGTCGTGTTCCTTATCGTCGCCTCGGTGAGATTGCGTGGGGTCCAGTACCCCCGATGGACCAAGGGTCTATGGAAGCAGAGATGTCCATGAGAGCGCAAGCAGACCGCGCTGTGGGACTAGACCTCACAAGTCCGCTTTCGACCGCGAGACAACAATTCTACGTGGGCAAGTTCCTCGACCACGTGCGAGACGTTCTTACGTTGGCGTGGAAGCTCTATCAGCGCATGGGTCCAGATGAGATTTTCTTCCAAGTCACTGGCAATCCTAACCCACAGGTTATGACCAAGGGCAACCCAGATGAGAACTTCAGCATCACGGTTAACTTCGACTCGTTGGCAACTGACCCAGATACCGCTGAGACTCAGCTTAAGAACATGGTGTCATTGGTGCAACTTGACCGCAATGGCATCCTCGATGTGAATAAGTTGCTTGAGTTTACGGCATCCAGCATCAACCCAATCTTTGCCGACTATGTCCTGCAGCCTGCCGAGGAAGCGCAGCAGAAGGTGATGAAGAACGTCACCGACGACCTCGCCAAAATCTTTGCAGGCATTGAAGTTCCAGCTCAACCGAATGGCGCACAGATCGCAATGCAGCTTGTGCAGGCTTATGTCCAGCAACCAGACGTTGCCCAACGCGCACAGCAGGACGAGGCATTCGCGGCACGTCTCCAGAAGTACATGGATCAATATAATTTTATGCTTCAACAAGCCCAGAATGCTGAAATCGGCAGGATCGGAACACAAGGCGCACAAATGGGCGGAGTCCAAACCCAAGGAATGCAGCAATGAAGAAGCAAATGATCAAACGCGCAGATGGTTCCATGTCCCAGCGTGGGATGTGGGACAACATCCGTGCCGCTAAAGGCTCTGGCAAGAAGCCCACCAAGGAAATGCTCAAGCAGGAGCGTAAGATCAAGCGCAAGGCAAAGTAATGGGCGACAAGCGTTTCACCAAGGTCGTCAAGAACCCCAAGACCGGTCGTACTCGTACAATCAAGTTTGGGCAAGCGGGACCAGCTAAGGATGGCGGTGATCGCATTCGCCCTTCCACGAAAAAGGCCGATTCATATTGCGCGAGGTCCAATGCTATCAAGGGAGATTGGCGCAGCGATAAAAACTCACCGAATCAATTAAGTCGAAAAAAATGGCGTTGCAAAGGTAATAAATCTATGAGATAATAGTCTCATGGTTGAGCCACAAGAATCTTACATTGTAGGAGGGCCGATAAAAGAAGGCAAAAGAACATTCTACATGTGCAAATGCCCCTCATGTGGAGAAATTAGAAAGGTCAGAAATGACTCCATACACAGAATTAAAAGTTGCCATCCATGCCATCACAGGACTTCTAGGCCACCAAAACCAGATGGCGACTATGAATGGTGTAACAAATGCAAGCAATGGAAACAATTTGGTGATTTTTGCTTTAGGTCTGATGGCAAAGTAAGATCGTGTAAAGAATGCGAAAACAATTACAGACTGCAAAACCTGCAAAAAATTAACGAGTATTCTAAAAAATACCGAAAAAACAATATCCAAAAGTCTTTGTTTTATGCTGCTAGATTTAGAGCTAAAGAAAACAAACTTGACTTTGACATTGAATTAAGCGATATCATTATTCCGACAGAATGCCCAGTTCTTGGCATTGAAATATCAACCTCAAAGGAAAAAAATAATAGCCCGTCTTTAGATAAAATTATACCTTCACTTGGTTACACTAAAGGAAATGTAAGAGTGATTTCTTGGAGAGCTAACTGGATTAAAAATAACATGACACCAGAAGAAGTAGAAAAACTTTACAACGATTCCCGCAAGTGGAAGTGCAAGGGCAGCAAGTCTATGAAGTAGGCGAACACCAACAACCCAACAAAGTACCCGAACGACAACAATCTTATGAAAAGTAAATCAAATGGCTGCGGCCACAACGGAAACGGAAACGGAAACGGCAAAAAGAAGGGCAAAGGAGGCTATGTCGAGATCGAGATCAAGATGGAGCGCATGCCCAAGAAAAAGGCCAAGAAGAAGTAACTTTACCAGCAACCAATGACACCACTACCAAAACCAACCATCCAGCAGTCCATCGAAGCACTCTCCGACCGCGATGAGTTCAAGGCACTTGTCCAGTTCGTGCGCGACGAGCGTGAGCGTTTCTTTGGAGACCTGCGCCAGTGCATGGACAACAACGAGGTCATGAAGGTCGTCGGCAGCGTTGCCACACTCGACGAGCTACTGACCATGCTCACCACAGAGCAGTCTTGACATCGCAACCAACCCGAACTACAAGTTTCTAGCACGCAAGTGCTTTTGTTTCATTGTTCATTGGTTTGGAAGGTCACGGGTTTCATCCCCGTGGCCTTTCTTTTTATACTCAAATCCAGCTATAACCGTGTATAAATGGTTATTTTTGAGCTGTTAAGCCATGCTTAATAAGTGTGCTTAAATAAGCCAACATTGATGGTTTATGGGTGGTTTATGACACGCTAGCACCTTATCAACTCCCGGCATTTGGAGGAAGGCTCGTAAGCATAGTTCGCCTTAAGCGGCGAGACCATGCTTCATACTCCCGTATATTCTTCGGAAAGGACGACTTACACACCAGCAAGCTGGAACCAAGGATAGCAGAGGGTTGAGGCTATAGGACTGCGTCAAACTCCTTGATCGTCACACTCTATTTAGCTACGCCGCGACTTTTCTTCAAGCGTAGTACCCTGTGAGACTTTTACCTAGGTTTCGTGCGGTCGTTTTAGCGTTCCTCGATTCCTTGAATATGTCATGGCTCCTGCGGTAAAAGGCAAAGGCCAGCACGAGAGATGAGGAACCCGTGCCAGCCTTGCAGCTAAGACCTTTACGGCTTAGCGAGGTGAATTTTGACGTAGACCCTCATCTGTCGTCAACGCAAATATACTCTTGTTTTTGCGTCAAGTCAACACGCAAGTTCGTCAGAAAAACTACCCATTATTTCTGACATATAGTTTATTCACACATATCCACAAGCTATGCCCAGCTCATTGACACATATATATTCCCCCAACATTCATAAGTCATCGCCGCCGCCGGGCGTTAACTGGTGTCAAAAACATGAATGTGCAATCCGAGGCTACCGATGGAGCCGCAATCCCATCGTCTAACATATCCTTTGATGATTATATCAATCGTCGGAGTCAGGAAGTCTCTGAACCAGAAGCCCTAGCTACTGAACCAGAGGATGAATCTTGGGAGGAAACGGAAGAGTCTCTGGAGCCAGAGGCAGTTTCCGAAGAACCAGAGGAGTCCGACGAGGAAGTAACCGAGGAAGAAGAGGAAGAGGAACAGGAAATCGACTTGTTGTCGCTAAACCCTGCAGAAATCCAAGCATTAGCCAAAAAGAGTCGCAGCAGGTTGCTACACCGAGTGGGTGAGCTTACCGCGCAAAAGAAGGCTCTTGAGGAGAAGCTGAGTTCTCAGGCCGAATCGAAACCACTACCAGTCATACCGCAGGAGGAGAACCCATTTCGTGACATTGAGTCAGTCGAGGGTCTCAAAGCCAAGTTTGCGGAACTGGAGAAGGTCGCGGAGGAAACCGACAATATCTTGGAGGAACACGAAGACTATGGTGCAGAAGACATCATCGTCGTGGGAGACCGAGAGTTTACGAAGAAGGAAATCCGTAAAGCCAACCGCAATGCGCGGGAAGCTATGGCAAAGTACCTTCCAGCACAGCACGCAGAACTCGCTCGACGCGAGCAACGTGTGCAGATGGAGGCGCACTACACGGGACTTATACCTCAGGAAGTGCCAGAACTAGCCAACGAGGATTCCGAGCTTAGTAAACAATACAAGGCGTTACTGTCTGACCCATTGATTGAACAGGTTAACAAGTATGTACCAGATTTGGGACCGCAACTTCCCTATATTCTAGCGCATGCTGTACGATCCATTCATCGCAGTAATAAGTCCAAAGTAGCCGTGAAAGCAGCGGGAACAATCTCCAAGGCCAAAGTGCCGGGAACCCCGTATGGTGCTGGAGCAGCCAAGTCTGGACCAAAGACAGCGAAAAAGAGTGCCGATCAAGCCTATCAAAGGTTTCAATCATCGACATCCGTTGATGACTGGATTGCCGCCAGAGTTGCCAAAATGCAATAACTTCTAACTATTTAATACTATGCCTATTAGTACCTCATATCAACCAAATGCGCCCCAAGCCCGTTCGGGTCAGGGTTCCGCAATTTCCAACCGCGAGGATCTTAGCAACGAGCTTGCTATCCTTGCCCCAGAAGAAACCCCGATCCTTTCGCTCGCGTCGAAGGGCAAGGCTTCCAGCACCTACACTGAGTGGACTGTTGACAGCTTGGCCGCTCCCGTGACCGTTGGTGTTTCGGAAGGTTCTGACGTTACCTCGTTCTCCGACCAGTTCGCTGATCGCGCTCGTTTGGGTAACTACATTCAACTCATGCGCCGCGACTACCTCGTCTCGAACCTGCAACAAGCAGTGACGAGCGTTGGACCTGCGAACATTGCCCAAGCGGAAGCCAAAGCCATGAGAAGCGCGAAGAGAGATATCGAAGCCACCATCGCCTCCGACAACGAAATGACTGTCGAAAATGGTGCTGGCACTCCCTACGGCATGCGTGGACTTGGCAAATGGATTCAGTCTGGCGCACAAGGCACGAACGCTGTGCCTGCTGCCTATCGCACGCCTACTGGTTCGATCCTTACTGCCGCTCCTACCGAAACAACCTTCAATGGTATGATCGGTTCGATCTTCACCAAGAATGGTGAGATGAACTCGCTCACGCTGGTTGCCGATGTTGCCCTTCGTCGGGTGATCAGCGGTTTCACCCGCGCTCAGTCCGTCACCTCAAACAATGTTTACCATGTCAATCAAGACGCTACCAGCAAGCAAATTACGCTCGCTGTTAACGTTTACGATTCGGACTTTGGTGTCATCAAGATCGTGAATGCAAACCCGGCTTGTATGCCAGTTACCACTGGCGGCATTGGTTACGTCCTCAACCCGAAATATCTTGGCTTTAACACCCTCATCCCGATGGGTGCTACCCGCCTCGAGAACCAAGGTGGTGGCGAGCGTGGTTACATCGACGTGGCTGGTACGCTGGTTGTCAAACACCCACAAGCACACGGCAAGATCGCTTACTCTGCCTAATCCTAACACTAACTAGAAAGAATAAGAATATGCCTCAACTTGCTAACCAAGAATCGCGTGGTTTCACCCACTCGTTCCGTATCACTGGTGCTGAACTCGCTTCGTCGGGTTACCTCACCTCGTCGCAAAAGACCGTTGCTCTACTGCCTTCTGGTGGTGTTGTGACGCACGCTGCTGTGTTCCAAGCAACCGCTTCCGCTGGACCGTCTGACTTGACGCTTTCGGTTGGAACTGTTTCTGGAACCGCAACGAACCTCATCGCTGAGTTCGACCTCGACGCAAACACCGACAAGGTCAAGTTCAACACTGGTTCCGCTATCGACGCTGAACCCGGTCTTGTGAACGCGACTGGTTCCGCACTTCCGATCTTTGCTAAGTTCGGTGGTACGGTTGGTAGCGTGACCGCTGGTGAATGGCTCGTCTGCTTGACGATCCTTGATCCCGGTGCGCTTTCCGCGAATGTCTAAACCCTAATCGGGGTGGGAGGACTTAAAACGCCCTCCCGCCCCTTTTTTACTTACCAATGATCTGCGACACAGCACTCACTGATGCACTAGTAAAGGAGCTTTGCTCTGGACGTGCGCTCAAGGAGGCAATGCAAAACAAACGTGAAATAGCCGCATCCGCTGAAGCACGTATGATGAAGGATGCAAAATCACCGCTAGGGAAACCCATTGGGGCCGCGCTGAGGATCGAGCCAGAAGGCGTGAGATAGTCAGTGGGAACTGCATTGACAGATTGTGCGGTGGACTGAAGCCACTTTCCAAGACCACGCATGCCGTATGGAGTACCAGCACCATTTT